CAGCACGTTGTGGTCAGCGCTGACCACACAGCAAAAGGTAGCTTCGTAGTTACCACAGGTACTAGTAAAATAGTTCCTGTTTTTGGATCCCACATGGGGCTTCAGGATGAGATTGATATTCGTATCAATAGATCATCCGTTTTATTTCATATATGCAATCGTCTTGCATATTGTATAAGTTCGAAAGAACCTATATGTATGAAACCTTATAATCAATATAAGGTCCGTCCTGGGGAAAGACGTCTTTCTCTAATGGAACGGTTATACCTTATGACTTATGGTTCTTTAAAACCTAAGGATAAGGTTTTTTTATCTCGTCGACAAGATAAAAAATTCTTCTCTATTGGCCCTGATTTGTGGGTTTTATTAGAAGATCTTTGGAGATGTTGGGGTCATCTAGTCCTTGCAACTCCAGGTTTGACCTTTGATGATCCAGTTCTTTGCAAAGCGGTCGTCGCTTTCAAGAAATGGTTCTTAAAGATCTGCCTGCATCAATTTAAATTTGATGCTGTCAAGAAAGTGTATCGAACCCATGTAGGTTTTATACAAATTATTGACTGGATGAAAACGTATTCATCCTATGCTCAGGAAGTTTTACTTTATGGACATACGGAAACTAAGTTTGCTTGTTATGGTTCGTACAAGACGAATCATAAGAAAAAAAAACTTAGTTATCCACTACTGAGTATCTTTGGAGGACACCTCGAAAGATACAAACATGCTTTACAGCCAGTGGTAGATTCAAATACTCTTGATGAGTATATGATCTTTTTCTTAGGAACTTTACGTTCCTTTGGGCGCTCGTTGCCTTGTGCAGATCGTATTCAAACCGTTTTGGATACGGCTGTGACAATTGATATACTCGCTAACGTTAGCGGTATAACAGACCTAGGTCTTTCCCAACTACATCAGCCAGTTGGTGATATGTTAAGTGATTTGTTGGATTTTAGAGATCCAACTACTTTAGTCCAGGGTTTCGTTAACCCTGACGACCTTGCGAACGTTCACAAGGCTACGTTTGTGACTAAGGTAGTTGAATCTTTACAATCCCACTTGTCAGTTAATACATCATCAACAACTGATACAACCCGTTCTTTTGGCGGGCAAGTTGCGGAAACAAGAGAGATTTTATCGTACTTTCGTACAATAAAATTTTGCTCAGGTGAAACTCACCAAAAACATCATTATAATGTTTTAAAGTCTGAAACGTGGGATCGTTCCTACGTGACAGGCCGACAAACATTATATGATGCTTTTGGCTATGAGGTTATAGCACCTGCCTCTCTTGAAGATGGGACGTACCCTCTTTTCCAGAAAATATACGTTGATCTCGACTCCCAAGTTGAGTGGAATCGTATTCTGGAAAATTCTCCTGTGGAGCAGGATTTCAGCGACGTGCCGATTCCTGCCAAAATAGGTAATATTTTGCTATTATTATCAACAGGTTTGGTTGATCCTCTGGGGGAATTCGATATTCCTCCAGACGCGTATGTGTCATACATACGCGAAACAGTTGATGATAATACAAATACTACATATTATCACGAGAGAATGAAGATACCTTTGTGGTTCTCCTCCGTAAGTAAGATTTTTAAACCTTACACGGATGTTTTTATAAAATCCAGGTTGGCGGCAAGCCAAACAGGAGGTTATAAAACAAGGATTGTGACGACCAATCCTTGGCATATAGGAATTTTGATGAAATTCACGAAATTCCTTGTACGGCCTATTGTATCACGTCTTAGACCGATCTATGACGGACACAAGATATCTCC